GCACTGACTTCGTCCATCTTGGTCGAGAGGATAGGAATCTTGCCGCGCTCGCGGGCGGCGGCTTGTGCTTGCCTGATGGCGACGTTTGTGCCGCTGTCTGAAACGCTGCCATCCTTGTTCGGGTATTTCTCCGGGTCGATTGTCTCCACTCCACCATCGGTGCCCTCAAGCAACATGGCGTGCGCCAGCGTGCCAAGGTCCGTCTCCTTGGTGGGCACATTCGGCCGATCAGGATTCCACGGCGAGTTCCACCAACCGATCGCCGGGCACTCGTCGATGATGTCGGTGATGACGCCAGCGCTGACGGCTTTAAGCTGTAAGTATTCGCGCATGAGCACGTTTTGTTCTCCTAGTATTAGCCGCTTGTTCCTTGCGCGTCGCCCACCGACAATTATCCGGCTCGTAATTGCCATCATTGTCAATACGGTCCAGAGTAAACTCTGTTGGACCTAACGGCCGCTCGCCCATGTCAGAGAGGAAATTCTCAAACGTATGCCAACGCTCGCAGACTATTATTCCTCGGCCTCCATAGTTCTTGTATGCCTCGTGTTTGGTCGACTCGCACCGGGTGATCATTCCGGACCATATCGCATATGTGGTAGTCGCATTGCGTTTGCTGGTCATCGCGTGTCCGTGCTTAAACCCACGCGTCGCTGCAAGTTCCGCGCTTAGGCATCCGCACGATCTGGTGCGTCCTTGCCGCAAGTTGCAACTGTGGGCTATGGTCGTGTTACCGCAGTCACAGTCACACAAATACGACGCCATGCTGTGCTTATCACGCCACGCAACGCTGCGGATGATAAGTCGCCCTAAGCGCTGTCCAATCACAAGCTTCATTGCGCTGTCTTCGGCTCAAACAGTTTCGCGTCAGGTCCGCACCGACCAGATGGGAGGCGTTCCACGTAAGGGTTACTGTTACCAGGTCCGCCGCGCACCAAGTTAGGCTCTAAAATCTTTGGATGAGTGCACAACGTTTTGCTATCCTCAAAATACGTGCAATCTACGCACAGTTTCATATCTTCACTTCCTTCCTCACGCGCTTACGTGCTCGTTGAGCTTCTGACCTACGGACGCGCTGCCGCTTCTTCTTGCTGAAGGCGAATGCGAGACGCCAGAGTTTGCGCAGGTTCACTTTTGTTTCCTCAGCGGTAGCACCTTCAACTCACGCTCGCGCTCTGCCTCGATCCGCATGCGCTTGCGGGCCTCTGCCCATGTTTTCTTCACGCTTGTACTGGCACTATTGCGATAGCGGAAGGATGGATCACTTATTGCGATGCGTGGCTTCATGGCAAACACTCCCCAATGATTTCTCGTTTCAGAGCACCGAGTTTGTCTTCTGATTCCTGAACCTCGCCATACAGAGCGACAATCCATAGACGCTCGCCTTTCCACTTAAACGGGAGCCGCGTCGCGTGCAGTGCTCGTGAGGAACAAATAACGAGAGGGCCAGGAACAGTCTCAATTAGTCCTGATACAACAGGATCGTTTCGGCCGCCATTCGATGCTCTGCCTTGCGCATCAGATCGCCAATACGCGATTCTCGCGCCTGCATCGCGTGCATTCTGCAACCGGGCCTTCTGATCGGCGTTCCACTTTGAAGCATAAGCGCTGATGACTTGCAGCCAATAGAAGCCATCGCCATAGCCATAGCCATCGCCAGAGCCAGAGCCATCGCCATAGCCATCGCCATCGCCATAGCCATAGCCATCGCCATAGCCAGAGCCATCGCCATAGCCATCGCCATCGCCATAGCCATAGCCATCGCCATAGCCATAGCCATAGCCATAGCCATCGCCAGAGCCAGAGCCATAGCCATAGCCATAGCCATAGCCAGAGCCATAGCCATCGCCATAGCCATCGCCAGAGCCAGAGCCATAGCCAGAGCCATAGCCATCGCCATAGCCAGAGCCAGAGCTAAAAAAAACCGAAACAGCGCCTCTCAGGATGACCACGGAGCTTTCTCCCAAGCCGCAACAGCTTCCGGCGATACCGCCGCGACACAGGTAATGTCTCGCAGTTCAATGTCCGCCGGTGGGCCGACGCGCGACCCAGTTTTCGGTCCTTCGGCAGCGAGGCCCAAGAAGCCGTGATTGCTTGTCGGCCAGTAGATGCAATTCCGAGCCGCGCGCAATGCGATGATTGCTCCATCCGTGTCGGTCGCGTAGCCGAAGAACACTCCGCGATGCGTAGTAGTCACCAATACCGCTCGTTCTTTCGTTTTCATATCTCTCCAATCAGGATTGCAACAAGAATTACCAGACACACCAGACCTACGAGTAAATCGCCGACCTTATCCCACTCCGTCTGACTTACCGGCCTGCGCGCGTGCTTAGTGATGCCTCTCATTCGCCGCGCGCGGAAAGCATGGCGTCCGCTTGATCGTAAGACCAGCGCGCTACATCGCCTTCGTGCGCCGATATGCCTCGGTTGGCGCGATAGCCGGTCAGCGCTGCAGCCGCGAAATAATCGCGCAGGGTCATTCCCTTGCAGAACACTCCGGGCGTATCTTGCGGCCACGTGTAGGGGAAAGCCATTACTGGTTCTGTGTCAAATCCAAATGCCATAGTGTCACCTCCATAGGTCTGCGAATCATCCGCCTACGTTGACAACGTGTCAAGTATTATTTGAACGCAACGATGCGACGCAGGCCCAGCGCTTCGGCGATCTTGCGGCCCGGTGCTCGGTTGCCACTGAGGATTTTGCAGATGTACGCAGCAGATACGCCTAGGTCTTCTGCAAGCTGGCGCTGACTGGAGCCTTTAAGGCGTCGCCGCAGTTCGGCAACTATCTGTCTGGAAGTCATTGACAAAGTGTAAGCGGCGGCGTTATCGTCTGTCAATGGGTAAGTCACAACGCACCAAGGGCGCTGGCGGCGAGCGCGAGCTCTGCGGCATTCTCTCCGACGCGCTCGGCCAAGTGGTCAAGCGCAAGCTCGGGCAGGCGCGCGATAGTGGGCATGATATTGATTTGCCACCGTTCAAGATTGAGGTTAAGCGGCGCAAGCGAATTGCGTTGATCTATGAAGCGATGGATCAAGCGGAGACCAAATCAGACTTTCCAACAGAACATACGCCTATCGTCGCCTTACGGGCTGATGGGAAACCTTGGTTCATCGTTATGTATGCTTGCGACTGGATCAAACTCGCGCGAGAGGAAATAAGCAAATGAACCGCCGCTCGTTCATCGCCTCAATCCTTGCCGCAGGCATCGCGCCCGCTGTCGTCGGCAGCGGAATCCTGATGCCGGTGCGAAAGCTGTGGACCGGATACGATATTCCGTTCGGCACGTTGCTTGGCTACTATCCGCCAAGTCGGCTGTTGGTTTCTCCTGAAGACTTAGCCAACGCCAACGCGATTGTGAATCGATACTACAACGACTTCCTCAGTGCGCACGCGGACCACTTCAGCGCAAGCCGTCACGATTGGCGCATTGAAACGCGAGAATTCACTCGCCGCGTTGAACTCAACAACCGCTTGCTGCGCGGAGAATCTTAGCGCATAGTTTCCCCGCAGGCGAAAAGGTAGGCAACGCTACCCTGACGCCCGAACGTCTAGCCTGCACCCCATCCATGCTTCGTCCTTTCGGGAGGATTAATGCAGCAAACTCCGCACTGCAAATCTTGCCACTCTGAATTGGTGCGCCGCAGCGGACCGCGCTACCTGTGGTCGTGCCAAAATTCCGGCTGCCGCGCCTTTGACCGCCCGATCCGCCTGACCGTAACGCACGCGGTAAGGCACGGCAGACCCGCGAATCCCGGCGCCGTCGCCGCGTACTACGATTTCGTGGCGGACAAATGACCGTAGCCGAACTGATTGCTGAGTTACAGAAGATGCCGCTTCACGCCCCTGTCTGGGTGCAGACGGTCCCGGAGTGGGACAGCGAAGATGCGCCTATCAGCACCGCCCTTGTCCAAGAGGTCCGTTGGGAAGGCAACCACGTGGAGATCGAGTGAAAGTCGCGCCCTATGCTGCTACCGCACAAAAAGCGGCCAAGGCAGGCTTCGCGCCAGCTAACTCGATCGTCATCGCGGGGGATTGGAAGCTGCGCGATACAGCCGTCTGGTGGCACGCAACCTGGCACGCCGTCTGCCCGCCGGACCGGGATCCTACCGAATTCGACTGGAAATGGGTGGCCGGCTTCGATTGCTTGCTGCTCGCCCGCTCCAGGTCGCGGCTGGCGGCCATTTCTGGCGCGTTGTTGAGCGCCAGCGACCCGCGGCGTGTGGTTGGGTGTCTGATCGCCGGCGAGCGCAGCCAGAGCCTCGTATTCAAGCCGGCGTAGTACGTGGATCGGATTCAAACGCCCGCCGAGCGGGCCGCACAGGGAGCCGTTGTCATCCAGCACCCGGCGAGCGCGGAGACTCCGACGAACTCCACGCTGCCCCCGATCGTCGACTGGGAGAACCTCGAGGAGCGCGGCGCCCCGCCATCCCGCGACTGGGCAATGGACTACTGGATCGGCATGGGCCACGTCACCGGCCTTTGGGGCCGCGGGGCGATCGGTAAGTCTTTTGCGGCGCAGCAAATCGGCACGGCGTTAGCGCTTGGCCGCGACTTCGTTGGGAGAATCAAGCAACCTAGGGTCGTCCTGATGTGGGCAGCCGAGGATGACCATGACGAGCTCTGGCGGCGCCAGCTACCTATCTGCAAGCGCTTTGGCGTACCGCTGTCAGCCCTTCGCGGCATGCTCAACATCGAGCCTATGGCCGCAGTCGATTGCTCGCTCCTGGAGTCCGTCCAAGGAGAGGTCGTCTTCACCTCCATGCTGCAGGCCCTGTCCGATCAAATCGCCGAATTCAAGGCCGAGGTAGTAATCCTAGACAACATCGCACGACTCTACGGCGGCAATGAGAACGACCGCCATCAGGTAACGCGGTTCATAGGCGGGTTGAATCGCGGCGCGGCCGCAACGGGTGCCGCCGTGCTGCTCTTAGGCCATCCAGCCAAACCAAAGGAATCAGAATATTCCGGCAGCGCAGCGTGGGAGAACTCATGCCGCGGGCGCCTGTGGCTTACCGACAAACCGCCAGACCAGCAGCACAACATAGGCCAAGAAGACGAAGACGAGCCACCAACAAACGACAAGCGCTACCTGTGCAAGCGCAAGGTGAATTACACCAGCAATGATGTCGCCATCCTTTCTTGGGTGCCGGAAGGAGAATCAGGCTCTTACGAGATCATCCAGGCGCCGTCACATTCGGGACTGATCAAGCGCATCGACAGCGATCACGCCAAGCGCGTGGTAATGAATTCATTCCCGCGTTTCAAGCAGATGGGAATCGATCCGGTAGAGTCTACAAGCTCGCAGAATTACCTGCCCAAGCTAATCCGCGCACACGGCCTCACAGAAGGCTTCTCACAATACGATTTAACCCGCGCCATGCGCGCCTGCATGCTCGAGGGAACGCTAAAGAAAGCTCAAATCGGCGTGTACGCTAACCGCACACCACGCTTTGGGCTCATTGCGATCGACAGACCTACCGAACCTCCCACACCCCGTCCGGATGCTGCCTAGACGATTGAGGCGTTTTCTTAACGATCGCCTTCGGGCGTTTTGTCGTCTTGGTTTTCATGTCAGTACGGTTGAGCCAGCTTCAAATCAAAACCCTCTGACGGCGTATCGGGCAGCCACCGAAATACGCATTCTCTCGGGAACCCTACCGGCTCCAAAGCTGGCAAACCCTTAATTATTAGGTCAAATTGATCCGGGGCCGATACAAAGACCAATAGCGCACACATGACTGCACAAATATACGCACATGTAACATTATTCTCGCACAAGTAGCGCACGCACACTCTCCCCCCCTTTAGGTTTAGGGGGGAGTGTGCAGTTGTGCAGCCGATCTAGTTGTGCAGTCTAGTTGTGCAAATCAATGTAATCAATGTGTTAGGATACGTGACGCAACTTAATCAATGACTTACGCCACCATGGCCTCGAGTTCGCGTAATAGCTATTATGTAAACTTGTTGTGTAAGCTATTGATTGTGTTGATATACCAATGGCATGCGATCGAGTGTCGAGGATAAATGAGCGTTTGTCCATGACACCTGGCGCCAGGGGAGTGCCTCGATCGCCAGGCCCGGGAGGGGAAATTTTCTCCGCGGCTGAATTTGCACTTGGCCCTCTCGGCAACAGCAACGCTTTTGAAACTCGGGGGGGTATCGATGGTTGAGTTTTTGGTAGCTTCGGTCGTTGTGGCGTTGCTCTGGGCTGGCTGCTGGGGGATCTGGCATTTGCTGACTGCGCCGCCGGACCGGGAGGGTGGGCCGTGATTTTTCTTGACGCCGATTTTTTGTTGGCGCAGAGTCTTGCGAAATGACGGAGGTGACGATGGGTGATGTGAGCGTTGGTGAGGTAGCGAAAGTGGTTGTACCGGAGCGCGGTGAATGCGGCCGGTTTGCGTCGAAGAAGGGGGATCCAGCCAAGAGTCCGGAGAAGTTTCAGACATTCGCGGATGAGCCGCGGCCGGTGCTCGAGTTGCAGCCGGACGTGGCGGCGGGCAAGTTGCCGGGGAATGTGCTGGACGAGTTGGCGCACCTGAAGGCGAAGGCGTCGGATGCTGCGACGGACTTCGGCACGGCTATCAAAGAGCAGGCGAAGAAGTACCGCATCAACCGCAAGGCGTTGCGGCGGGTGGTGGTGGCGCACGAGTCGGGGACGGTGGAGGAGTTGGGGCTCGAGGTGGATGCGATCGACGTGTTGCTGTCGCCATGAAGCGCGAGGACGAGGTGGAAGGCCCGGAGGTGCTGCTGGGGTGTTTGCAGAACGGGGCGCAGTTCATTGGCAAGGTCGTGGGGAGGACGGCGGCGTTGAATGGGTCGCAGCCGGAGGAGTTGAAGTTCGTGAGTCTGGTTGGGCTGCAGTACCAGCAGGTCGGGAAGGATTCGATCGGGATTGGTTTCATTCCGTTCTGCATTGCGGCCGAGGACGAGCCGATTTCTCTGTTCCGGCGCGACATTCTGTTTTTGTTGCCGGCGCCGAACAAGGTGCGTGAGCAGTACCTGGCGTTCATGTCGCCGATCATTCAGGCGCGGGCGATTCCGACGATGGGGCTGGTGAAACCGTCATGATGTTCGTGTTTACTCGCCAGAGCGCGCAGAACGCATTCGCTGTTGGCGGTGCGCCGGTTCGAATCGACGCCGTGATACACGGACGAACGCGCGAGGAAGCGATAACGAAATGGGTCAGGCAACAAC